AAAAGAGAAGAAGTTGAATATGAAATGACTTGGAAGAGCAAGTTCTCTTCTAAGTTTGGAAAAGCTTATAGAATCAAACCAGAGATTAAAAATGGAAAATAAAATAGAAAGCGTAAAGTCTGATAATAGACAGACAACAGAGAACATCCCAGAAGCTCTTAAGAGTGAAGGAACAAAAGTAGTGTCATTCAAGAAAATGATAGATGATGCTTTAGCTAAGATTGAAGATCTTGCAACATTAGAAGTGATGATGCCAGTTGAATCAAGACTTAGAGAAAGACTTGAATCTCTTAGGAAAATGGGTGCAGCAAGACACTTGAAGATAAGAGGACATTGGAAAACTACTCCTCCTAGGATGCATATCACTAAACTTACTGGAAGAAAAATGAATGCAGATGAAGCTGAAATTACTTTCTCTGTATTTGAAGTTGATAAAGAAAATAACAAAAAGATGCACGAACAAACTACTGTTATTACCAAAGAGAATGGTGATAAGATTAATAGGATTACTTCTGCAGAATATAGAGTTGCTTACGAAGTTACTGAAAAGATTAAAACTGGTAAGACAATATCAAGAGAAGTAGTGCAATTTGAGTTGGTAAATTAAAATGAAATATGAATTAGATAAACAAACAATTGATATCCTGAGTAATTTCTTAGGAAGAGTTCAACTACAAGGAAATGAAGTTAATGCCTTTAACAAGATTGTTAATGTGCTACAAAATCCAATTAAAGAAGTTGAGGAGAAAAAAGATGAAAAAAGAAAATAAATCTATTGGTTTTGGAATTGCTAGTCTGGTTACATCCTTGATAGGATTCTTTGGATTTGTTGCTCCATATATTGCAATATTGTTTAGTATTTCTGCAATAGTATTTTGTGTAATACAACAAAAAAGATATAAAACTGGGTTAGCAACTGCTGGTCTTGTTATAGGAATTTTGGGAGTTATTGGAAACATATTTTGGCTGTTGACTTTATTATTAATATTAATGATGGGTGCAATTTAAGATGGCAGATAAGATAAAGTTTGAATGGGATGGAGAACAACTTAAACAAATTGTTGAAGTTACTCCTCAAAAGTTTACTCCGAAAGAAGTAATTGAATCTTTAGAACAATCGTATAACAATATTGGACAAATGGAAGAAAGTTTAGTTAAACTGGAATCTAACATTGCTAAGCTTAAAAGAGATATCAAGGAAGGACATGAACATCTAAAGAGACTTGAAGAGTTTGAACCAAAGTGTAGGGAAATAATGATGGAACATCTTGTCTCTCAAATTGCTAAATGCTCTTCTAAGTGCAAGAAACAAGCTGAGATTGATACAGAGAAAACAATTGCAAAAGACCCAAGTGCTTATACTGAAGGGCAAAAGGCAAATATGAATTATGTCAATTATCAAAGGTTATTAGCAACTGATGAGAAGATTGCAAAGAAAGTCTCTGGTGATATAATAAGGGAACATTTATTTATGAAACCTATCTTTTCTAATCCATTTTTGGATTAATTTTTTTGTTTTCCAAGTAGTATTTAAATATATTAAACGAGAGTTAAAATAATAAGATGTCTGGGATTAAAAGAATTTTACATAATGTGAAGAGTCTAACCTTTGGAAAAGGGATTAATACTTTGCAAACTTCCGATGAAACTTCAATCACTTCTTTGCCTTGGGGAAGCCATGCTGATTCCTCTGATAAACAAGCTGTGTTTCCAAATTGGTTCTTTTCAGCTAGACTTGGACAGCCAAGACAAGTTGATACTAGGAAGATAAGAAACTTAGCACAAAGTCCTTGGGTGCAAATGGTTCTTACTACTTTCAAAAAGCAAATTTATACTACTGAATGGAAAATAACTAATGTAGACCCTGAAGATGAAACTGATTATGTTGAAGAAACTAAAATAATCAAAGACTTTATGCATAATCTTAATGAAGACAACCAATCGATCGATGATGTTTGCTCTGAAGTAATATCAGACGTTGGCGAAATTGATGCTGGTGTCTGGAACTTTGTTTATTCTTCTGATTCTTATGTTGTTGGTGAAATTCCTATCTATGATGGTTGGGGAAGAATCCAATCTACAGAAACTGGTCTTATATTGAAACCATTAGGACAAAGAACTATTACTCAAGTTAAATCTGTTGATGGTTCAACCATGCTTAAACAAATTGACCTTTATAAAAATCTTTTAAACTACTGGCAATATTCTTTCAAACATCCAAGACAAAATCCTACTAGATTTGAAAAGGATGAAATTCATTATATGATAATGAATAAAAGACCATATTCAATTTATGGTTTCTCTCCTGTACAATCTATTCAACAAGTTGTAGAACTTCTTATTCAAGGAACAAGATACAACAAAGACCTTTATACTAATAATGCAGTGCCAGACATTATGGTTTCTCTTCCTAAACTACCAACTGAAAAACTTAAAAAATTAAAAAGAGTTTGGAACGAGAACTATCAAGGAAAACCACATCAAGTTGGTTTCATTAACTGGGCAATTGAAAACTTGCATAAATTAAATGATTCAAATCGAGACCTTGAATGGTTGAATGGACAGCAATGGTACTTTAAGATTGTATTCGGTGCATTTGGAGTAAGTCCTGAAGAAGCTGGATTTACTGAGAACTCTAATAGAGCAACTGGTGATAGCCAGGAAAGAGTTACTGTTAGAAATGCTTTGAGTCCATATTATAAAATGCTTGAAACTTCTATAAACAACAGACTTATTCCTGAAATATTACAAGATGCAAATCCTAAAGTAAAGTTTGAATATTGTCCGAAAGACCAAGAAAGGAAAAAGACAGAATTTGAACAACAAATAAAAGAACTGGAACTTGGAATAATTACTGTTAATGAATATAGAAAGCTGCAAGGAAAAGAAAGTGTAGAGTGGGGAGACGAACCTCTAAGAAGACCTTTTGACCCTGCTGATATAACTATGAACAACTTTGGTAATCCTAATCCTAATGCTCCTCCTAAAAAGGAAGAGAAGTTTAAGAAAAGCTTTGAGAGGTTTCTAAATGGTCACGAATCGACAACCACATCTGAATGAACTTAATGGTGTTAAGCAAGACACTATTCAATGGCCAGCAAAAGCTCATCGAGTAACTTCTGTACTTTCTGATGGCTCTGAAATAACTAATGATAATCCTCTTCCAGTTATGAACTTTGGTGGATTAGTTCCAGAAGGTTATGACGAAATAATGCTAACTTATGTTACTTCAGGAGATGGTATTGGAGAGATTGAAACTGTTACTTATAAAAAAGATTCTTCTACTTTGGCAATCTTAACTCTTTCTTATAATGGAGATGATAAGTTAGTTGGAGTTGTGAGGTCTTAATGGCTTATTCTTTTAATCCTTTTACTGGTAATTTAGATAAAGTAAGTGTAGAGGATTTATCTTTATTAAAACTTCAAGATTTAAGCGATGTTGATAATACAGACAAATCAACAAGCAAAATATTACAGGTAAGAGCTGATGGAAAACACGAGTATGTTACTTTACCTAACCCTGATTTAACACCTTACTGGAAATCAGATGGAAGCTCAACAGCTACTGGAGATTGGGATTTAGGCGATAATGATTTTAGTGCTGCTGATGGAGATTTTAGTGGAGATTTAACAGTTGGTGGTAATGGAAATATTAGAGTTCCAAGTACAACTTTTGCAGAGCAATATGGAATTATTTATAAAGGCACAATTCCTTTTATTCATGATTTTAGTTATGGATTGAATGCTGACGGAATAACTCCGGTAGGACAAAATACTTTTGTTGGAGTGGATGCTGGTAATTTTACAATGGGTTCAACTGCAACGACATCAAGTCATGGAAGTTACAATACCGCAATGGGTTATCAGTCACTGCTTTCCAATACGACTGGGGCTTACAACAACGCAATGGGTGTTTATTCACTGTATTACAATACAACTGGGTATAACAACAACGCAATGGGTGTTTATTCACTGCGTTACAATACGACTGGGTATTACAACAACGCAATGGGTGCTTATTCACTGTATACCAATACGACTGGAAGTAATAATAACGCAATGGGTTATGCTTCACTGTATGCCAATACGACTGGGACTAACAACAACGCAATGGGTGCTTCTTCACTGCGTTACAATACGACTGGGTATTACAACAACGCAATGGGTGTTGCCTCACTGCGTTCCAATACGACTGGGTATAACAACAACGCAATGGGTGTTTATTCACTGTATTCCAATACGACTGGGTATAACAACAACGCAATGGGTTATGGTTCACTGAGTTACAATACTACTGGGTCTAACAACAACGCAATGGGTGTTTATTCACTGCGTTACAATACGACTGGGTCTAACAATAACGCAATGGGTTATCAGTCACTGTATTCCAATACGACTGGGTATAACAATAACGCAATGGGTTTTTATTCACTGCGTTCCAATACGACCGGGTATAACAACAACGCAATGGGTTATGGTTCACTGAGTTCCAATACGACTGGAAGTAACAATAACGCAATGGGTGTTAATTCACTGTATGATTTAGAAGATGGTTCTAGTAATACAGGGGTTGGTTATAATACAGGCAGAGGTATAACTTATGGTTCAGGTAATACTATTTTAGGTGCAAGTGTTACTGGGCTTGGTGCTGGTTTGACTAATAATATTATTCTTGCAAATGGTACTGGAGCAATCAAAGCACAACACGATGGAACAGATTGGAGTTTGACTGGGAATGTAAAACTTATTGCAGATAATCAGAAGCTACTATTCGGTGCTGGAGATGATGCTTCAATCTCATATGATGGTACAGATTTAAATATCAACCCTAAAGAAGTTGGGACTGGTATAGTCGATGTTTTAGGAAATATTAAAGCTGTTGAAGTTTTAGGAAAACATAAAACAGCAGACGGAACAAGTGCAGTTTCAGATGGAACTTATAATTTTTATAATGATGGTGCAACAAGTGGGCAAGTTACATCAATGACAATTAAAGATGGTATAGTAACTTCTCTTGGACAGGTGCCTTAAATGAGAAATAAAAAAGGACAATTTAAAAAAGGACATATCCCACCTTTTAAAGGAATAAAAGGAATACATCTTTCACCAAAAACAGAATTTAAAAAAGGTTGTGTTTCAATAAGGAAAGGAAAAAAACATACTAAATTAGCAAAAGAAAAAATTAGACTATCTCATTTAGGAAAAAAAGGTTATTGGCTTGGCAAAAAAAGACTAGATATAACTGGCAAAAATAACTGGAATTGGAAAGGCGGAATATCAACAGAAAATGATAAAATAAGACATAGTTTAGAATATAAAATTTGGAGAATTGAAGTTTATAAAAAAGATAAATATAAATGTAGGTTATGTGGTAGTAAAAAAGACATTGTTGCACACCATCTAAAATTGTTTTCAGACTTTCCTGAATTAAGGTTTTCTGTTGACAATGGAATAACTCTTTGTAGAAGTTGCCATTTAAAATTACATAAGTATACAATGGGACTTGGAACATCAACAAATGGAACAATCACAATAAAAGATGGTTTAATAACAGCATTAACAGAAGCAAGTGATTAGAGAATAAAATGGCATTAATAAAAATAAAAGAATTAAACAATGGTACGAGTGGAGAATATTGGGTTGCAGAAACGCACAACAATATGATGATTAAAAAGACAATGGTTGTTATGAGTTTATTCAAAGACAAAGCAACAAGAGAAGCAGGAAAGGGTTTCTTAGAAAGAACTAGACTTGAACCTGTTGATGGTGTTTATTTAACTGGAGAACAAGTTTATACTGCGATAAAAGAGAGTAAATTAGAAACCCTCCCTGCAATTTTAGAAGAGAAAGATGACGAAGGTAACATTGTTGTCGAAGGAGCCGAAGAAGTTACAGTAGAACTTAATTGGTTTGCAGATGCTATCGATGCTTAATTACAACAGAACCTGCTTGTATAGATTTATTGGACAATGTAAAAATTGTGAAATAGATTATGAAGAACATCATCCAAATAATTTAGATTGCCCAAGATACAAAGAAGTACCAATATTTAATGTTAAACCATTACGAGTAACAAGTACGATAGAAAACAAATTAAAATGAGTTATAATAAAAACTACGACTGTGAATATAGAAACAAAGGAATTTGTAAAGGTTGTGATTTAATCAGATGTGATTTGAATTGTGAAATTTACTCTCCTACATTAGTAATTAATAGTGAGAGTTTTACACCAACTAGAGATGTTCAAGAAGACATTGTGTTGATGTTAAAACGGAAAGAAAAAGATGGCAAACCACGTATGCAATAAAGAAAGAGAAATCGGACAAATTCTTCAAGAGATAAAAGATTTCAGAAAAGAATCATCTGATGCAGATATCAGAACACAGTTAGTAGTATTAGAAGTTCGCAATGAAGTTAAAGAAAACACTATGTTTAGAGTCCAAGCAAAAACAATAATAGGCTTTGTCGCTTTCGTATCTGCAGGACTTGGTGGCGCAATTATGTGGTTAGTTAATTTTTTATGGAGAAATTAAAATGAATAAAATAGTAGTTGAAATACTTCCTGAGAGAAAAAAACCTTTTAGATTAGTTAGAAGCCTACTTATAACATTGCCAAACAAAAAACTTATGTTTATTCCTAAAAATTTTAGATATGATGGTGCAAGTGTTCCAAGATGCTTGCATTGGTTAGTGAGAGTCTGGGGAAAAGATAATCTTGCATTTGTTGTTCATGATTTTTTATATGAATTTCATGGATACATTAATAAAAATAAAAAATTTATAGGTGTCACAAGAGCTAATGCTGATTTAATTATGTTCAGTCTTGCAGTAAGGTGTGGAGCTTCTCCTGTTAGGACATTTTTTATGTTCTGGGGAGTTAGAATTGGAGGATGGTTATCATGGAGAAAATGTTAGAATTAGAATTTGGAATATTTCAAGACAAGTTAAATCTTGAACATAAAAGAGGTTATTATCCAACGATACATTGCATGGTGAATCCATCAGGATTTAAATTCATCATTAGAAGCCAGGAAGAGATAATGTACACAACGAGAATGGATTTTGAAAAAATCAATACATTTGCTGAGTTAAATGAATTGAATCCGATTGAGGTTTATAATGATTTTGTAACAAATTACTGCTCAGGAACTATGCAACTTGAACCAGACGAAGAAGAACCCATTTTAGAGCTTGAACAAGAAGAATATAAAAAAGGTTTTGAAATTGATGCTGGGCATGATATTGTTATTGAAGCAAAAGATTACTCTGATTTTTTATTAAAGTTCTTTGATACTTTGCAAACAAAAATATTAAGAGCTGTTGATCAAGTGGACAAAGCTTATGTTAAGAAGAACATCGGAACTTTCTTGCAAGATTTATTTAATGGAGTAAACACTTTAGCTTTTGGAAAACAAGTTAGAAGATACATTAAGATAGACCTTGTTAAAGGAATGACATCTGCCGAAACTGAAACCAATATTGACATAGGTTTTACAGATTCTTATGAAAACAAAATGAATGTTTTGGCTTCTCAACAAATTGATGGTTATACTATTAATGGAAAGAAATGGCCAGGAATTAAAGGAGTTACAAAGGAAGTTCAAATAAAAGTTATCCAAGCTGTTCAAAAAGGAATTAGTGAAAATACATCATTAAAAGATATAAAAGCAAAAATAAATGAAGAGTTTAATGGATTCTCAGACTGGAGAGCAAACATGATTGCAAGAACTGAAACTAATCGTATTATTAATGAGGGAAAACTAACTGGTTACAAAGAGACTAAGCTTGCAGGTGTTAAAGTTTGGGACACAGCACCTTATGAAGAAGGCAGGTCTTCTCCAATTTGTCAAAGACTTAAAGGACAAAGACAATTACTTGACGACCCATTCATAGACCCAGAAACTCATAAAGCATTTATGACTCCTGGAGCACATCCAAATTGCAGGTCTACCATGCATTTTGAGACAATTTCCAAGTAGTATTTAAATATATATTTATTAATTATAAAAACATGAACATAGAAAAAGCAACACACGAACCTTTCAAAACTGAATTGTTCGCTCCAATCATAAAAGAAACAAAAGGAAATTACTTAGCAGTTCTTTCAGATACTTCTATGGACAGAGACGGAGAAAGAGTTGGAAAATCTGCTTTTCAAAATTCTGATATTTTATCTGGTTATACTGCTGGTCTTATTGACCATGAAAATAAAGTTCTAAATCAAGTATGCTGCTGGGAAAATAAAAGAATTGTAGAGATAGATGGACATACAGCATTAGTTGCAGAACCAAAATTTTTCTTATCTAATCCTAATGCAGCAGCAATTAAAGGTATGCTTGATGAAGGTGCTGAGATAGGAATTTCTATCGGTGCTATCGTTAAAGAATATGAAGATCAGAAAGTAAGTGGAAAGTCAGTAAGAACATTTACACAATTAGAATTACTAGAAGCAAGTTTTGTAGCTATTCCAAGCAATAAGCATGGACGAGCTATGGCTGTTGCTAAAAGTTATAAAACAAACGAGGCAAACAAAGTGGAAAAAGAATTTACACAAAAAGATGTCGATTCAGCTATTGAGAAATCTGTTGTTGAAAAACAGTTAGACTTTGAAAAGAAACTTGAATTAAAAGACGTTGAAATTTCTGAACTTTCTAAAAAACTTGCAGACTCTGAAAAAGCTGCTAGTGATAAGGAAGACGAGAAAAAGAAAAAAGAAAAAGAAGATGAAGAAGCTAAAAAAGCAACAGACAAGAAATTGGCTGATGCAGAAAAAGCTTTGGAAACAGAGAAAAAGTTATCCATCGAAAAGCAAAAATTTGCTGATGAAGGTAACAATGGCGAAGAAGTAAACAACGAAGAAGTTGCAGCAAAAGCATATTCTGAAGGTAAACTTCCTTTCGTGAGAATAGGTAATTAAAAATGAAAGCAATGTATAAATCATTTGAAGATGGCTTTAGTATTGATAAGTGTAACTCACGATTCAACGCTGGAGAAATCAGCAAAGACAACTTTGGTGGAATGTCAAAAGAATATTTTAATCCGATTACTAAAGTTGATAAAAGACTAGATATAGCGAAAGCTTCTATTGATAGTCAAACAGGTGGAGCAGGAACTGCGGGAACAGCACTAGTGCCAGTTTACCCAGATCCAAATGTAGTGAATAGAACAATTAGAGAAACTCCTTTGAGAAATATGGTAGCAAGAAGAGCTGTAAAAGGTTTAACTTACGATTACATTCCTCTAACTTCAAAAGGTGGAGCTTTCTGGGCAGGAGAAAATCAATCCCTTGCAGTTGTTGAAGATTCATACGACAGAGTAAGTTTACCAATTAAATACTTATATGCTAAAGGTTTAATCTCAGGACCAGCAATTGCAGGTATGAGAGGATTTATTGACCCAACTCAACTTGACTTAGGTGTTAAAACTGATAGTATATATGAAGCTGAAGAAGATGCATTAATTAATGGAGATACTTCAACTAACATATTTGAACCAAATGGTATGATTAAGCAAATCACTACTAATACTACTAACTTGTCTGGTGGTTACCCAACTCTTCCTGGAATCAGAGCAGAGTTCGCAACTACTTACAATGCAAATGGTATGGTAACAGTAGCAATTACTGATGCAACAACTCATAACTATATTAAAGGACTTTTACTTGACTTACAAAGGCAAGTAACTAATCCATCTCAAGGAGTTTTAGGATTTGGTATTCCAGATGCTTTTGACTTCGACGGCGTAATGTTTATCCGTGATAAATTTATGCCAACTGGAGCAAGTGCAAAAAGAATCTTACTTTTAGATATGAGATACATCTTCATGGCAGTTTTACAAGACTTAACTTATGAAGAAAAATACACTGACCAAGATGGATATGTATACCTATTGAAGGAATACTTGACAGTAGTTAATACATTCGAAGCTTCATGCTCTCAAATGTATGGAATCGCATAAGGAGGAAATGAAAAATGACTGAATTATTAGGAACAAGCACTGTTAATAAAGGTGTGTGTGGAGAAATTATGATTTTAACTATCCAAACACCTGCTACTGCTGCAACTGGAGATACTATTGATTTGAAATCTGATAGTGCAGATGTAGTAATGAGCAGAATCCATAATGTAGTTTCAGAAGATGATGCAGGAGCTGTTGTTGCAGCAACTTTCGCACCAGCAACTGGAATAATTACATTAGGAACAATTGTAACAGGAATCCACAACTTAACTGTGATTGGTAGGTAATTTTAAATGGCAGAAGCAACAGTTGATGCACGTTTAGAAATACACCAACCAGACATAGAAGTTGTAAGATTAACTGCAAGTGATGAGGAAACTTACACTAGCAGAAAATTTGCAAAGATTGCAGCTGCTCAGGCAACTTTAAATGTTGCAGGTCTTACAGATGAAGTTGTAAGTGTAACTTGGAGTGGAGCAGTGGCAACTATTGAATTAGTTGGAACTGATACCTCTGATTTAGCAGTTACTCTGGTTTTATACGGAAATCTAGGAAACTAGATTCTTTTTTATTTTTTATTAACTATGAGGTATAAAAAGAAAAAATGGCAGCAGGAACGACAACAATTGTAACATTCAGTGCAGGAAATTCTGCAGATGCGAAAACTAAAATTGAATCTCTTAATATTGTTGATGGAGATATTGTTAAGGTTTGGCAACATAGTAATCAAGTGTTTGTAGCACAAATAAAAACAGCTTAAAATGAAATATAAAAACATAACAGGAAAAGCTATAAATTTAAAGATTAACAAAGAGTGGATTACAATTGCTTCTAATGAGGTAGTTGAATTAGATTCTCAATTTGAAGGTCTCGAAGAAGTAGTTGAAAAGAAAGTTGAAGCAGTTAAAACTGTTACAAAGAAGAGAATGTTTGTTAAGAAAAAATAAATATGGTAGTAGTAAGACCAAGTGTTTCGAAATTAGGAGATTTAAAAGATGTTAAAGATAGTCTTATCCCTAACGATGATGACTTACTAATTTACAATTCTAGCAGTTCCGAGTTTGAAGCTGGAACTGAAGCTGATGCAATTCAGCATAATAATTTACAAGATATTCAAGGTGGAACAACCGATGAATATAATCATTTAACAGATACAGAATACACTGCACTACAAGCAGGTTATCTTCCTTTGGTTGGTGGAACTTTAACTGGAACTACTACTATTGACCAAAACAATAATGCAATTGCTTTGAATATTGATTCAGAAGCAACAACTGTAGATATTGTAAATATAGATGGTGCAGCTTTAACTACTGGTATGGCTTTAGATGTAGTTGGTGGAGCAACTGCAACTCATGGTGGTTCAACTGGACTTGTTAGATTTTTAGGAACTGGAACAGGAAGAACTCTTGCAGTTGATGTTAATGGAAATGGAATAGGAATATTTATTGATTCAGAAGCTACAAGCGTAAATGCTTATGCTTTACTAATAAACACAGGACAAGGTGCAGGTGCTGCATTATTTACAGCAGACTCACAAACTAATACTTATTTATCTAGAGATAAAAGCCAAGCTAGTTCAAATGCTTTTGTAAGAAATCTTGCAAGTGCAGATACAAATGGTGCAGTCGTAGAAGTGAAAAATGAAAATGCAGGAGATGACCAAAACGCACAAACTATTTATAATGACGGAACTGGAAACGGACTATTAATCGACCAGAATGGAAATGGGGTTGGTTTATCCGTTGCTAATGCAGGAAATAAGGCAAGTGGTGTATTTTCAAGAACTGTTATTGGAGCTAGTGCTTATGACCCTGTACTTTTAGCACAATCTGCTTCAAGTGGTGTTGACGGTGCACCAACTTTTTGGGCATATCAACCAAACACAGCAGGAGTTAATGAAG